CTCCACTATATAAGCCTTAGAAGGGCTATAGGAGACTAGAGAAATGGGAGGGGGATATAGGAGTTAGGTGCTTATCTGCTCTATTTGCAGACGTTACAGTAAAATGGATTACGCATATGCTCTTGGTTAATTACAAGATATTGAGAGCATCTGGCACACTTTGCAGTCATTAGACCATGATCCTCAAGCTCTGGAAAATTGATCAAAGGATCTCTTGTGTAATATAGTTTAGTTAGATACCATGTAATGGCTATTAGTAGTATAGTTATCATACATCTATTATACCACCGCTAGATAATTCTAGTCAACTAGATTATGCTCTATTTTGCTGCCTATTGCTGCAGCTTTCTTTCGTACCTTATCAGCTGACCTTATTGTATTTTCTATGGATGCTTGAAAGGATTTGCACATTTTGCAGAGATCGAGCATATCTGGATAGTTTGCCCATGCTGCTCTATTTGTCTCTATTGAACATGTCTTGCACATTGGTGATGCCATTGTATTACTTTCTCTAATATAAGGATAGTTATCCCTATATGATTATTATACTCTTTAGGCTTCCCCGCCTAAGTCATATCCCCAAGGGCTATCACTCATTGCCTTAAACACCTTTGCACTTTTAATTACATTACATCTTCCGTGTGCTGGTCTAACATTATCTAAAGTATCTGGGCCACCTTTTGATAAAGGGTATAGGTGATCTATATGCAAGCCATTATCCCATCCAGGATTACCACACTTTCTTGGGGCAGATAAATCTATTGGTGTTTGGCAGATATGGCATAAATTCCCATACTTATCTATAACCTGCTTCTCAGAGTAAGGTGTATGTGCATTGTTTCTTTTTAAAGCTTCACGCTTTCTATTTTTCTTTCTTCCCCATTCTTTTACTTTCTCTGGGTTGGATTTTTTATATTTTTGCTCATGAACCACTCTTTTGTCTCTATTTTCTTTATCATATTTTTTGCTGGTCTGTCTACTTTTCTCTGGATTTGCTCTATGGTAGGCAGCATTATAAATAGACCTACATGGCTTGCAATAGCTACCATTTGTTGCTTCAGCAACCTTGCATGAACTACAAATTTTCATCAAGCCCCATAGGATCACTCATTCATTTAGTGTATCATATCTGTCTGGGTCTGACAATATCTCTTCCTCTAGACCTTCTGGTATGCTATGTCCTAATTGTCTATGTTGTCTAATATGTTCTATTAGCTGATCATCGTTAGTTATTTTCTCAGATAATCCAAATAATGAATATTCATCTAAGTTCTCATTTAGCCAACATGCACAACACTCTATATATCCTCCAACGTGGGCATATATGTATATGTCTGAGTCGAAGAATCTAGAGTATGCCATTAGACGTGTAGTTTGTTTACAGGTTCTTTAGACCAGTGTATGTATGATCTAATATATACTATTCCGTATGCCACCGCTGCAAATATGAATCCGTATTGCTTAGTTGTTACAGCATAGATGATCCATAGACACTCATTAAATAATAATAGGAACCAAGCCCATATGGACTTGCGCCCTACAAAGTATATGCCTGTTACGCCAATAGCTGCTAGGACGTAGGACCACATTACAATTCTTCCTTGTCTATGTCCTCAGTTAGATCTAAGTCTTTGATATCTCCTAATTCGAGATATGCTTCTAGGTTATCTAGTATACCCATATTACTTATTTCTTGGTATTAGTGTTTGTGGGCCTTCTGTACCAAATAGGGACTTCTTAATAGGTACGCAGTTAGGAACTCTCTTACCGTTCTTATCCTTCATTCCTACCTGCTTGTAGCCGCTCCAACAAGCTTTTTCCATATTGTCCCATTTGTCTTCATCTGGATTATCTGATTCATAACCCTTTAAGATTTCTTCGTCATTCAATTCAATGTTATCCATACTCTTATTATATCATAGAATTTGTCAACGTAGTTGACTAAAAAGTCTCTACCGCCGCCGATTTCACTAATTGGGACCTATATTACTTATGACGTAAGAATAATTGTGTAGTTATTCTTCTACCACTTAATACTGACTCTACTCCATGTAATGTAATAGAATCAAATACTACTATATCGCCTGCCTCTGGTTTAATCTTTTTATTTAAATCTACAAAAGTTAGATTGCCACCTTCAAAGTCTCCAGTAAAATACATAACAAGAGTAATGTCTGGTACTACAAGCTCACCATCTATATTCCAGCTGTCAGCATGAGGTGCCATTGGATACATTGGGGTTTCCCATTTAAAAATCCTATAGTAGTCATGTATTCTTTCGTAATCATCTATTGATCTGTTAGTTCTTTCTAAGAATATTTCTGCTGCTTTAATCATTGCTGAATGGATTGTATCGTATCCCTCTTCATTCTGATCAATACTGCACCTGTAGCCAAGCTTTTCCCCATTTGCACGAAAATCTTCGTGCCACTCCATTTCTTTGGTTAATAATACTAAAGATTCTGCATCATCCAAGCAGTTATTTATGTATAGGCCTTGTGTCCCTAGAGTTTCAATTGGATCAAACTTAATCATTTAGCATCCTCAATGTGGTTATAAAATAATATTATATTGCTTCTTTCTCCATCAAGTACTTCATTTACTGAATGCGGGTGGTTCTCGTCACCCTTAAAATAGATTAATGTACCAGCCGTTGGCTTATAAGAAACGCTGTCTTTTTTAGATCCAGAGTTATCGTTATAAAATACTATCTCTCCACCGTCATAGTCATCTGTTAGGTAAAGTAAGGCTGAGTAATAGGTGTTTGTGTATCCTTCAACTCCTCCGTATGCGTCAGTATGCCAACCAAGGCTTTCTCCCTTTTGAAGTATCTGATAGTTCATTCTGTCTAACTCTATTTGATTGTTTTTAAATCCAAACTGATTTGATATAGAGTTTTCTATTCTATTAATTAGATCTTGAACAACATAGCTTTCTTCCGTGCCTTCTTCGTTAAGCCTTATTGGCTTTAGGTAAACGTTTAATAGCCCTCTTGGATTCATCTCTGATCTAGACTTTAAGTATGAGTTTAAATACTTAGCTGTTTGAGGTGAAATAAAGTTTTCTAAAACATTAGGCTGTGACATTAGACGGCAACACCAAGCAAAGACTTAATAAATGGCTCAAAAGTATCAGATGTTTCATCTGGTGATAGGCCAGTTATCCTTCCAAGCCTGCCAATTACAAATTTATCAAAGTTCCACGGTACCTCTCTATCAGCTGCTTCTGTCAAAAGCTTATAGATTGGATGAGCATTTTCTCCTCTAACATCCACTTTCTCTGACATTAAAAAGGTTACATTGTAGTTTGTAGTACAAAAATCTTTAATCTCTTCGTTGGTTCCTGGCTCTTGGCTATTAAATTGATTACACGGGAAACCGATGATAACCAGTCCTTCATCCTTGTACTTTTCATGTAGACTCTGGAGGTCTTCGTATTGTTTTGTAAAGCCACACTTACTTGCAGTGTTAACTATAAGTAGCACCTTACCTTTAAAGCTTTCCATTTTTACAATATTGTTATCTATATCTGTAAAACTAAGATCATACAATGACATTTTTTTATCCTTTATCTCGTGGTACTGTATATGGTAATCTCTTAGTTGGTAAGAGACTGCACAATAACAAATTGGGCAATTCGTTATCCATTCCGATTTGTCTGACCAGCCTTTAGTCATTAGCTTCAGGTGAAGGAATCGGACCTTCATTGTTGGTTTCGGAAACCACTCTACGACCATTATAGGAACCTGAACTGTCCTTGGGGACAATTCGCTTAATTTCATATAAACAGTCTGGGCATTCGCCCTTGTGCAACCATTTACCTGAATCTAAGACAACCATCTCGGTTAGCCTTCCGTCTACGTTTTTATTACAAATAACGCAGAAAGCACTCAGCCTTACTGTCAATGAGCATCCGCTTCACGAAGCCATTGATCTTCCCATAATCCGATCAAAGATTTGTTTCCAATATCATCAAAGTAATACCTATTCTTTTCTGGGCTGTACGTCCAACCATACCACATATCGCCTTCCATCCAACAAAGAGATCCAGTTCTCATTGCTTCTGGGTCATTCATAACGCTATCCAAATGGTCATACATACGAACCTCTTCAAATATGGCTTTTCTTAGTGGTTCCCACCAAAATATTTTATTGACCAACCAATCAATCATGAGCTTCGAATCTGCTCCATAATAAGTGCTTGTTTTCTTTCAAACGCACTAGTATGTGTCTTAGAAGACAGCCTTTTTAAATTTTTCTTTTGGCGCTTTATTCCAGTTTGGGACTTTGCTACATTATTTTTTTTCATATAGTTAGTATACTATATTAATTCGGGCCAGTCAATACTAGCTTGAGTAGTAATTCGTTGCGTGTTTTCTACAAACACCTATTATTGTGGCCCCTACTTGATCCCAATATAAACTTGGCTTATCGCAGTAGTAACACTTATCATTATCTGAACTCATATCTACCCCCTACTATTTAATCTATTATACTACATCCACAGTTTATCGTATGAATCATATGCTCTTTCATAAACATATGTCTGGGTCATATATCTTTTTCCAGAACTCATTTCAAGAACTGAATGTATCTTTTCGCTTGGGAATATTATAATAGACCCAGCCTTTGGCTTAATGCATAGACCATCGTTTGGGAAATCTATTTCCCCGCCGATATAGTCGTCATTTAAATAGAATAAAATGGTTAGAGTTGGTCGAACGGGATTGCCGTTGTCCTGCACGTAGCTATATGCGTCGTTGTGTGGTGCTAACTTAGTTCCAGGGTTATACTCTCTAAATAACCACTTGCCGCTGTCTATGTTTTCTATTGGTAGGCTGTTAGAGTATTCGATCAGACACTTTTGATATAAATCAAGAATTACTGGGTACAATCTTTCTTCTGGCCATACGCTAGTGGATCTACCTTTAATTGTGTAATCTTCAATACCTGGTCCTGACCCACCTTTATTGGTGTACTCAACCCAGTTATCTTTTAACAAAACCTCTTCAAGAATTTTTGCTGGATCTTCTACAACATCCTGCCATTCCCAAATTAAATTATCTCTTTTAATTAAATTAATCATCTTGACCCTTCACTGCAAACATTGTCTCGCATTTAGTGCAGACATCGTAGTCTATTCTTGTAAATGGACAGAAACCAGCATGCTGAATCTTATGTCCAAACATCTTGCATAGCAATTTATTTATCATATAGTTCTGTCCTTTAGTCTAAGCCATCTTCCATACTTGTTTGGAACATCTGCCCCAATGTACTCTTGGCCAGTCTCTAAGTCTATCAGCAACCATTTTCCTGGTGCCTTGGTATGTATTGTTAGGTCTACAGCTTTTGGAAACTCTTCTACTTCCGCCCCTTGATACATTTTAGGCAGAAAACTATATGCGTTATTTAAAAGTCTTCTCATTATACTATTATACTATAGAGCTTTCTTCTATTCTATCCACTGCATCATCAATAGTTGGATAGTGTTCTTTTGTGCAACTTCCACAGTCTCTACACATTTCTTCCCCATTTAATTTTATTCCAACCACGTTCATGGAAATAATAAAGTATTGTTTTTGTAAATACTTCAAAGCTGGCTATTGCGCCTGCTGTTACTGGCTCTTTAGTTATTGCCCAAGATATTACAAATGTATCTGCTGTTCCAATAATTCGCCAAGTAATTGCTTTTAATGCAGACCTTTGTTTGGTCACCTTCATGATGGCCACTCAATATTATTGTCTTTTGTTACAAAATTCCAAATTTTATATGCCCATTTCTTTACGCTTTTGCGTAGCACTGATCGCTTCAATTTCTGCTCCTAACGATACTTGCTCAATCTTATATCCAACATCACGACCATATACGATGTTAGTAATGTTAGGCATTTTAATAACCATGGCTTTATCCATTACTGGATCCTGTGAAATATATCCCTTTACCTGATCAAAATCCAAGGGATCTTTTGCGCTAGTCTTATATGTATTCCTTACTCCAAGCATTACTTGCTCTGTTCTATTTCCCGCCTCTTGGTATAAGGCGTGGTGACCCTCATGCCACGGCTGGTATCTGCCAAGCATTAGAGTAGTAGGCTGTCGCCAATCGTGTAGCTGAAAATCAACACAAGCAATTCTTGCTGCATCTGTATACTCTGTCATATCATCAAACATTAAGTCTGGGCTATTTGGATTCTGCCACATTGCTGTGGTGTCTGGGAAATCTCGTACTGGCTTTCTGTTCATCCAAACAATTCTATCTGGTGTGCCGAATGCTTCTCTAGTTTCTTTAATAGGATTAATAAAATCAACAACTACATGATGCCCTTGTTTTGCCAATAATCTTGACAATGCACCCATTCTACGAGCCTGCTCAATTCTGTCTTCTGCAGTGAATCCAAGATCCTTGTTTAGCTCTGCTCTTACTTCATCGGCATTTAAATGTATTCCATTAATTCTGTCCGCTAACTCTTTTGCAAATGTTGACTTACCAGATCCTGGCAGACCAATTACTTGAATAATCATTTTACTTCTCTCTGTTTATAAATAACACACCCTACATAAGTATTATACTATATGTAGGGCATGCTAGCAATGACTTGCTATACTTTTTTTCTGCCTGATTTTTTAGGCGGCTTTGGAACTAAACTTGTTTCTCTTCTTATTCCGTGTTTATTAGTATCAATTTTTACACCTTGTCTTGGATACCTTTTAGGTGTTTCTCTACTTGTAACGGCTCCTGCTGCTGCTCCTGCATTTGGTGCTGGTGTCGTGCCTGTTCCGTCTTCTTTTTTAAAACTATTACTCATTTATAAATTGTCTTGTCTGCTCTGGTGTTGAGACCATGCCTAGCGTTAAGCCTGACTCACCGTCTCTAGATACATCTGTAATTGTGATTGGGGTAGCTCCTTTGGTGCTACCTAATGTTTCGCATCCGCATTCGTAACACATTAGTTGCAGTTCTCACAATTCTTTACTGCACAATCAGCTTCGCCTCTTGTGTCTCTTGTGCACTCTGCGCCAGACTTTGCTGGTGCAGGTGTTGGTGTTGCTGGCTTTACAGCCTCAGCGATAGCTGCTTCCATTGATGGGGCAGTTACTTCTTCTTTATCAAATAGATCCATTTTTACTTTGGGCCTTGTGCTGATGGCTGATTAGATACATCTGATGCAGGGAATGCTGCTGATGGATCAGCAGCGTACTGCTCTCCGATTGTGTGCTGTACTGCTGGCTTTACTTCGTTAAATCCTGTTAAATTCAATCCGTCTGTCATTTTCTTGCTCCTATAGGTTATTTATTTAAGTGGGACTAGTATTCCACTCATAGGTCTATTATAGCATTGTTGTTATTTAGTTGACTGGTTCATAGAATGTTACTAGGTTGTACCTGGGTCCAGAGATTACCTTATTGACTCCGTGAGGCTTTTTGTAGTCTCCCTCAAAAAATATCAGCGACCCAGCCTCTGGCTTAATTGATAGCCCCTGCTCTGGGAATATCAATTCGCCACCTTCGTAATCGTCATTTAAATAGAGTAAGCCAGACTTGTTTGATATATATTTTGTTCTAACATGAATCTCGCCATTTTCATCTTTGTGATGATTGTCCATATGCATTTCATTAATTGCACCAGACTCCATGCAGCTAAAAAAATAGCTCTTAACCTTGTGCAGCGATTGAAATTTTTCTGATATCAGTGTGTTAATTGAGGATAAAAGTCCATTGTAAACATCTATAGAGACATTGTAGTCTATGATATTTTTGTATGTACCAACGCTGTCTGGGGGACTAAGGCTCTCGCCCATTAGGTCTCCGTATATATGCTCTCTTGGGGTTTCTATCACATGTGGTGAAACTGCATCTATTAAAAACTTTGCTGTGTCTTTAGATATGTATTCTTTGACTAAGAATATACCTTCAGAAAGCTCTTCAATATTTTTTTTCACCTTTTATATAACTTCTGATAACAGTCTGCACACATATCTATAATGCCAGACTCTGGCAAGGATCCAATTCTAGAAGCTTTGCCGTTGCAATCTTTTATTTCACATTTATCAGAAAGCATTAATTATTTTGAACCCTTAGCTGTCTGTCCTCTGTAACCAGTCTTCTTTTTATTCATTGATCCTGGCTTCTTGTAACCAGCGCCATTTGGAGTTGCTGCAATTCTTTGCTCCAAAGCTTTTTTAATTTTATCGTTATGCTTTCCCATTACTTTACCTTTTTCCCGAACTTATTCCAAGCTCTTTCGTGTAAGAAGAACCCAATCATTTCGCACGTAGTATATACAGTTGCAAATGAACCAGCGTACTCCCAATGTGCTTCCCCAGTAATAGCTTTTTCAAAAAAATAAACCAAAGTTCCCACAAATAGTATGTGAACTGCTGGCCAAGTAATTGATTTGTATAAACTTCTTTTATTAGATTCCATTTTGCTCCTTTATAAGCTCTTCAATTATATCATGTACACGACCTGACTGTGGGTCATCCATATGATCATGAATTAGCAGGTCGCTAATTCCTATTGATTTTAAGTAATTAATCTTATCTATTAAACTATCTTTTGTGCCACAAACAAATAAAAGCTTTTCTGATTCGCTGAAGAACTCTTCTCCAAAACGATCAGCTTCTTCTTGTGTATCCCTTATTACTAATCCAAAACAAATCATTTGATTTTTATTATTAATTGGATTTCTGCTTTTTAAATGATCCTCATGCCTATTTATCATAGAAAGATGAGTAGCATTATGCTTTATTGCTAGTTTTCTTGTTTCGTCTGAATGCCCTCCCATAACTATTGGTGGTTTAGACCTTAATATATCCATATTTAAAAACTTATCAAGCCATATGTCTGTGTAATTAATCCTAGATTCAGTTGTTTGAAGGAATTGGCCTACTAATACTAGGTCTTCTACGCTTGTTTCCCCAGCATGAATATCACCAGAGACTACATTTAAAATTATTTTATTGGGCGCCATCTCATTTATTGATTGGCATATCATTGCCATATACTCGGGGCTTATTGCATAAGTTCTAATTGCAATCATATATTTTAATTTTTGCTTTGAAGACATAACTCTTACTGCCTTTGTCAAAAAATCTGGTACTTTCGAATGATACACAAGTAGTACTGACTCGTAGCCAGCTTTTTCTAGCCTTGCCGAAAGTTCTGACAAATATTCAACCGACTGCTCGTTGCCTCTTGTCATACAATGAAATTTCACTATTATCCTTTGTTCAATAACAAGTCTATCATTTAAACATTAAAGGGGCAAGACCTAAGTCCCGCCCCTTTAATTGAAGTTATTTACTTCTTTAATGCTACCTTTAGCTTAGGGAACTTCTTGTTCCACTTAGTTGCAAGTGCATTGTATTCCGCCTTGTATGTAGCCTTAGCAAGATCTGCTGCTGCCTTTGATGAAGCATCTGCTGCGATCTTTGCTGCTGCTGCGTCTGCTAAAACCTTGGCTGTTTCTGCCTTAGCTAAAGCAAGCTCTGCTGCTGCGGTTGATGCTGCTGTTGACTTAGCAGTTGCTGCTGCCTGTGCATCAAGTGCACGACCAGCCTTTTCTGCTGCAAGCTGGGCAGTTAATGTAGCAATAGTTCCATTAAGATCTGAAACAACAAACGATGCTGTCGCTGCCTTAACTGGTGCTGTGAGCCCAGTAACTGTTGCTGCTGCTGTTACACCAGTAACAACAACCTGAATTGTTCCTGCTGCTGCTGTAGCAAGTGCCGCTGTCTTTGATCCAACTACTAAAGTTGTATCTGCTGCACCTTCTGCTGCTGTTGTAGTAACTAGGATCTTTGTGACCGTGCCATCAGCAAATGTTGAGCCGATTACTGTAGCGGTGATTGTTTCACCTGTTGCTACTACGTTTCCAAAAACATCTGTTGCTGAAACTGTGATTGTTGGAATTGTTCCAACTGCTGTTGCTGAAGGGACTGCAACTGCAACGTTTGACGCTGCTCCTGCTATTCCCTTAACATATACGATTGTTGAATAAGCACCATTTGTAATGGTAACCGTTCCAACTGCTGTTGTGGTTGTGTATGCATAAACTGTAACCGCTACGCCTGCTGAAGTTACTGAAAGGGCTGAAACCCCTGAAGCAACTGTCTTTGGTGCATCTGTTGTGTTTAGTGCTGATACTAACTTAACTGTTGATGATGCAGTAAAAGAAACAACTGTTCCTGTATCTGCTGTTGCTGCAAGTGCGATAGTGTTTCCAGAAGCAATAACATTGCTTGATGGAACTGCCACCGTTGCTGGCGCTGCAGATGTGGTTGCGTTAGTTACTGTTGCTACCGTTACGACTAATGGTGCTGCCGTTGCTGGTGATACAGAGACGCTGATAATCGCTAGGGCTGCAGCAGTAGCGATTGATAGTTTCTTAAATGAGTTCATTTAATTTATTCTCCTTATTTCCTCTGCCTCTTTATGAGAACAGAAATTTAGTTTAGTTCTATTACTTTTACTTGAAATGAGCACGGATCTCCGCCTTCATCCCATTCTTGCATTTCTTCTTCTGTCATTGGTGGACCGTCGTGTGTATTACAAAATACATCAGAAACCCATCCCCTGTCATAACCATTCTTGAGCCATATTTCAAACTCTACATGATTAATGTATCCTTCTTCATCTTCTAGATCCATTCTGAAAGCTCCTCAAGCATTACGTGCTTGGGCTTTGCGCCAGAAATAGTTTTAACTGGGACCCCTGACTTAAATAGTACCATATAAGGTATGGAGGTTACAGAGTATTCTGCTGATTTGATAGGATTCTCATCAACATTTAGCTTTCCCACCCATAAACCATGCTCATTTGATATCTCGTCTAATATTGGAGATATTCTTTTGCACGGCCCACACCATGGTGCCCAAAAATCTATAAGCACTAACTTGTGATTCTGCAACACAGAATCAAAGGATTCGTCTGTGACTATCAACTTACTCTCCCTTTAGTTCATCCGCTGCTTTATTAAATTTATTCATAAATGTTTGGATCACCCAAACTGCGGTTTCTCCTGCATTGGCTGACATTGCTCTCGAAGCCTCTTCAGTTCTATCTTCAATAGCAAGGGCGTTGTACCATTTCTGGTACAACTCCTCACCAATCTCTTTAATGATTTCTTCAAGTACAGTTAGCTTATTATCCATTTAATCTTGCCAACTGGGCTGTCTTGAGTGCAGCAAGTTTATCTGCTGCTGCTTTTACTGCTGCATCATATTCTGCCTGTGCCTTTGCAATTTGTACATTAACATCTGCCTGCAATGCTAACTTTGCTGCAGACAACTGTTCAGGGGTTGGTCCTGTTGGTACTGCTGGCGTTGATGCGACTAAGGTGTGACGAAGTGCTGCATTTATGTCTATCAACTTCTTAAATGTTCCTTGTCTTCCGACTGTGGGAGAGGTCGTAGAACGAAGGGCGGTAAGCAGTTGATCGTATGTGTATGCAGGCTTTGCTGCCTTAAGCTTAATCCATTGTGCTCCTGCAACCTGAATTGCAGATGAGGATCCAGCAATGTTCTTTACAATATTTCCTGGACCAGCGACTGAGAAAAATCCTGGTGCAAAGAAATCAAGTTTAACTTCATCGTTATTGCTATTTGATGAAATTTCATTTTGCTGATCTACATAGCCAACTGAAATAGACTCTTCTATGCAGGCTGGCCAATCAATACGCTTGTAGTCACGACCATTTCCTGAAGGGAAGAAGGTTGGGATTCCAATAGCAATTAGGTCCTTAACGGATTGCTGTGTCACTGGAGTTTTAGGACAATAATCTGTTCCTTCTGGCCCAAGGTTATGCATTCCCTGGGACATTGTTACTGCTTGAATATTATACTTAGATGCATTAGCTTTCACCCAATTAAGAGCATTATATACTGCAGCCTCTCCTGCATTTTGTCTCATACCAGATGAAGTGTTTCCAATAATTTTAATAAAAACAATATTTACATCTGGATTCGTTCTTACAAAAACTGATGTCATTAGCGTTCCATGATCAAAGCCATTTGATGAAATAAGGTTCGCTGGCATTGATGCTGAGCCAGTGCCTTCCATAAAAGACTTGCCGTTAGGACATGTTGTCCACTCTAGAATACAAACTTCTTGAATAATTTTTCCCTGAAATGCTGGGATGGATGTATCAATGCCTGTATCCAATATGGCAACTGCTGGTTTTGAATCTGTACGATTCTTTAGTCCCGCTGCTTGAGCGGTTGTAGGTACTGCTAGTGTTATTGCGATTAACGCTGCTATTAGTTTTTTATTCATACCCTAAGTGTACTAAATAATATCAGGATGTCAAGGGGTTTCTGTTGGTCTTTTATACCATTTGCCATTATCTAATGGCTCTGCAATAGTAGGATGCGGCGCCATACCTTGTGACTCTAATAGATTAGTTAGAGTCATTTCTAATAGGTATATTGTCATTTCCATTCTGACAACGGTCAGCTCAAGCTGTCTTAGTCTTTCAGATTTTCTCATTCTTGTATCTCTCTGTCTAGTAGTGTTGGTGCAGTTGCCATACTTCCGCAGTTGGCACATTCCATATCAAGAAAATATGTGGCTATTTCAAACTCTTCAAAGATAACCTTTACGTTCCATATATTACAGCCACAGGGGCATAAATGTGTTGGTGCTCCTCTTAAATCCATTGCGTGATCATAGTTTTCTGGCTTTAGGTCGCTTATGCTAAGAGGGTACTCTCTCTTTTGTGACTGCTCTTCTAGCTCTTCCATCTTATTTATGTAGTAAATTCCAAGAGCGTATCTAGCCCTTATCCACTTAAACGATGATATGATAAAAAAGGCTAACAGTATGTAGGCAACAGTCTTCATGATTCAATTATACACTAAACTTGGATGTATGTATAGGGGGCTGCTACGCTCATATTGAACTCTGTTGCAGCCTCTAAGGCTGCTTTTAATCTAAGCCTAGGGTTCTTCTGGTTTTTTGTTGCATGTAATGCGCCTAAAGCTATCTGGCCACCACTGCCTTCCGCCATATAATTAACTATGTTTTCTCCAACATGAAAATCTTCATCTATTGTAAATAGTCTACCGCATACACCAACAATAAAGATACCGCCAGTGTCTTCTTCCGAAGATGATCCGATACTTCCGTATCCATGATCTTTGAATGCAGCTTTAACAGAATCAACAAATTTAGTTCGCATAAATTTATCTAGACCCGAGTTAGTTTTAGTTGGTGTATACTTTGGAGGAGTCCACATGTACTGTAGAATTTGCCCCATACGAAATGAATCTGTAAATGCAATTCCATATTGACCATTTTTAAAACACTTTGGTTCTTTTCTTGACAGTATCCACCCAGTTTTATCATCTGAAGCGGCGTGGTCAGATCCCATATACACAACCCCATTTTGGGCAATAGCAACAATACAAGTCATGTTATCAGTATACTATTTTTATATTTGTATTGCTAGTCCTCATTGGAATGCATTCCTATATGGCTTAATTTAAGCATTGTCCCCTCTAATTCTGCTTTTACACGAATCAATTCCTGTAAGGCTTCAAAGTACTTATCTTTCCATTCATTTAAATCTTTTTCTAATTTGTATAATTTAATCTCAAGATCTTTTAATTCTAATAAAAGCTGGTCGTGTGCTTTTTCTGCTTGACGCTCTACCTTTTCTTTTTTTGACCTTCTAGCACCTATTTGAGCCGTTAGGAGACCACTTATAGCGGCAGCAAAAAGAGTTATTATTATCTCAGTTAGGGGAATATTCATTATATGAATATTATACCCTACAATCTATATTAAATTAATAACTCAGAAGCCGTTATGTCTACGCCCACATACCTTTTCTTGGCAATATGCTCTTTTACATGGTCTGAGCCGTACTGTCTTCCTGCTAAAATAACTATCCATCTTGGTTCTAATTTGTTGTCTGTGCATGCTTTACACAATAATAAATTTATTGGCAACAAAACAGATTTCTTTGCTGCAAGTTCGTTCTTACTTTTATTACAAGAATAACACAATACTTTATCCATGATTTTTTCCTCCTGGCTTTCCTTCAAGCTCTACTCTTACTCCGTATGATTCCAAGATATTTTTTACCATTTCTACATATTCTATAACTCTGACTCTCATTGAGCCGTCGTATTGTGCAAAATTATTTTCATATAATCTGATTGCTAGAAACTCTGGGTACTTTACTATGTCCATTTGAAGTGTGTGAGTAGGCTTTTTTAGCTCTCTTATCTTAATCGCCATTTCCTTGGTGTAAAATGTTGGTTTGTTTGGCTCCCCAGTCCATTCATTTATACCGTACTTAAAGTGATCTTTATTCTTATCAATAAACATGCTTTTCCTTTATTCTTTTCCAGACATCCTTTGTCTTATGGGCATTTCTTACTTTATCATGAGATCCAGAGTTTAAGTAAACCCCTCCCCAAATTCCGTAATCGCTATTGGCGACACCAGCGTCGTAGCATAGCTTGATAACTGGGCATGAAAGACATGCCTCATCAATGCTTTTTGCTATGTTGACATCAGCCTCATACTTATCAAAGAATAGATTTGTGTCCATACCAAGGCACAAAGCTAGCTTGTACCAATCTAAGTTATCTTCGTCTACATTTAAACTATTTAAAATATTTGACATATCGTTTTGGCAGTTCCCAGATTCCTTCACGGCTGACAGAAATCTTTTCTGCCTTACCCCAAGCATCTTCCCTATACATACCTTTTACGTCCGTATAGCCGCCACTATCTTTTTTCCAAATTACAAGATCATAATTATTCCAAAATGATTCTTGTAATTTTGTGCGAGATCTTTTAATAAAAATCTCGACACCTTTCTCAGTTAGATGTAACAAATTACTTTTACCTTTTCTAGTACCCGAAGTCGGACTTGAACCGACATGCGATGAAGCAACAAATTTTAAGTCTGTCGTGTATACCGATTCCACCATTCGGGCATATGCTGGTCCACCAGGTCTCGATCCTGGGACATCCAAATTAACAGTTTGGCGCTCTACCAACTGAGCTAT